GGCCTGTTATGGGCCGGTAATGGAGGAATGGGATCAATACTTTCGGGAAGCATTCGATGCCACAGAAAAGGCAATCAGTGAAGGCGTAAGTTCTGAAAGTGGAGTCACCAAGCTCTTCAATTTTTCGCATATATATGCAGAGGCCGATAGGCCCAATCCATTCACCCTCGCCAAATTAGGAACCGGACTGAGGGTAGATGATGACACCTGGCCGTGCTTCGAAAGAGCTGACAGAACACTGTACATAGAATTTTGGATGAGCGGAGTATGCATCTTTCGAAAGCAACATACCAGCATCCCGGATTTGGGAAATGACGCAGAATTCAACAGCTACTCTTTCGTCAGCCCCGCCGAGTGCATTGGCAACATCGACGAAGTAGTCTTTTGGGGTGGCGATACCGCCACGGCGGCATATGGCACTGGAGTTGAACTCTATCGAGCTACCTTCGTCCACACCAAGACCGGCCCGGAGAGCTACCAGGTGAACATGGAATACCTGAATGGAGCTATGGCATGAGCTACACCAAGACAGTATGGAAAGAGCATGCTCATACCTCGGCCCAAAAGTTGGCCGGGCTCGACAATATTGAGGGCATGTATGATGAGGGTATAAGCTACATAGATGCCATCACTCACAGCAGCCTCTATTACACCGATGCTCAGGCAGCCGCGAAATTCTTCAATAGTTCTAATGACGGATCCGGCTCTGGGCTCATTGCGGCCACTCTGGACGGCTACACCGCTCAGCAGATCATGGATGCTGGCTCTCCTTCAGGCGTCATTGCGTGGTGGTCCGGAACCGAGGCCACTATTCCCACGGGTTGGCTGCTCTGCAATGGCCTCAATGGGACTCCAGACCTTAGGGACCGCTTCGTAGTGGGTTCTGGTAGTCATTACACGGCTGGAGCTATAGGCGGAAACGAGAGCGTCACCACCGAGGGAGCGGTGACTATCGCAGGCCATGCTCTCACCGTGGCCGAAATCGCAAAGCATACACATCAGGTGAGTGATTTCTACAATGCACAATCCAGCTTCTATGTCAATACCGTGTTCTGGTGCCGGTTCATGACGGTGAAGGAATACAGCCGGACCACAGGGAGCACCGGATCGGGGACGGCCCATAGTCATACAGCCACATATGAGGGCACCGATAATCAGGCCATATTACCGCCTTATTATGCCATATGTTTTATAAAAAAGGTGTAATATGACATATACTAAATTTCATACCACGTGGCTAGACACAGATCTGCTCTCGGCTGCAGCCATGAATCATATCGAGAGCCAGTGGGATGAAATTACGACAGATGCCGATGCCCATACTCACGACACCAGGTACTACACGAAAACACTAGCAGATACTACATTTTTCGATGCAGGAACTCTGTATCTAGCGTCTGATTATGATTCTCAGCTAGCATCGGCCTTGGACGCAAAAACCGCCTACTGGCTGGAATACCAAGATGACCCTCCGTTCTACACTGGGTTCGATGCAGACAAGCTCGGCGGCTATCATTTTTCGGATATACTCGCGGCAGTAATGCCTATTGGAGCTATCATGATCTGGTCAGGTTCAGAGGCCACTATCCCCTCTGGCTGGCATGAGTGTGACGGGGGGACATACGGCGGAAAAGTATCACCCGACCTCAGGGACCGCTTTGTGATCGGAGCTGGAGGCGCATATTCTCCAGGGGCTACAGCCGGACCGGCCACATGGAACGGGACTATTAGCCCGGCTGGCTCTGTCACTGTAGCCGGCCACGTGCTCACCGTGGCTGAACTTCCGATCCATACTCATACGTTCATCGAGTACTACCGGGCTTATGATGGAAGCAACTCATATTCGGGCTCTGGGATGTATGATGTACTCAGCAGCACTCGATCCAGCCGGACGGTTACTACTGACACCATGAGCAGCGGAGACGGTTCTCATGGGCACACGGGATCCACCATTAGCTTTTCTGGAGTAGATCCCCGGCCACCCTACCACAGTTTATATTATATCATGAAGTTCAGTTAGGAGGGAGCATGAGCTACACCAAAAATCACGATCCTTGGGCGGCAAGTGACACACTGACCACGGTCGTCATGCAGAACTTCGAAACGATATATAGCGAGGTTTATAGCCACCTGACGACACACACACATGACGATCTCTATCCCACCCAGGCTGAGATGAGGGCTGCCTATTGGTACGCCGGCAACGATGGTCCTGGATCGGGTGCAGATGCCGATATGCTCTATGTGTCTTCCGGAAGCCTTCATGCTGCCTCTTTCGCTGGCCTCGGAGTGCCTACCGGCCTGGTAGTTCTCTGGTATGGCAGCGTCGCCGCCATACCATCTGGCTGGCATCTATGCGACGGATCAGCAGGCACCATAGACATGAGGGGAAAGTATCCCTACGGATCGGGCACAGGAGCACGCTATTCTGTGGGATCTACAGGCGGCAGTAGCACATTCACAGCAGCGGGATCTATCACCGTGGCCGGGCATGCCCTGACTATAGCCGAGTTGCCAGCGCATACGCATACTTTTACAGAATATTATAGCTACAATTCGGGCACCTATCCCAATACAGGAGCTTTCACGACTGCCTATTATCAGGCGGCTACTTCGGAGGTAGAGGTATCCGGGACCTCGGCGTCAGCCGGCAGCGGAGACGCACATAGTCACACAGCCAGTTTTTCGGGAAGCGCGGTTACGATGCTACCCTTTACGCTGGCATTATGTTACATTCAGAAAATATAGGAGATGATAAAAACGATAACAGAAGACGATGTAAACAAGGCATTCGAGGATTTAGAGAATGCTTTTCTGGAGCTTGCAAAAGTCGAAGACAGGCAGACCGCGCTCCTGGATGATCTCAAGGAGTATGCAGAGGGGGGAAGGAAAGCGGAACATGCTAAGAAAAAGGTGCAGGATCTTCAGCCGAAGTTGACGGCGGCCCAACGCGCTTTTCGGCTGGCTGGGATGAGGGCAGACAAGATCAGGATGCTACTCGATGTCCAAAAAACTAGCATGGGCAGGGACTAGACCCTGCAAATATATATCACCAGATCTTCTTTTTCTCTGAGATCAGGCGTCTGTACGCCCCCATGTTTACCTCCATCGCACCGTACGAATCCGCGGGGGAGATCACCCCACGATCGATTCCAGGGAGTAACCGTACCGGGCGGGCAATTTGTGGACTCTATTTTAGATCGCTCCCTCGGCGAGAGCTCCCACCCATTTGGGATCGGGGCCCCCTCCCATTGACATTCCAGTGTTCCATCCATTCAGATCCCGCCCAAAAAATCGCCTTGGTATCCTGCATATGATTTTGTAGTGGCATTGTAGCGCACCGAATCTGGCAGCAAGTTGACATCATTTGTCGTATAGCTGGGCCCGTTCACTGTACTGCCATCGATGGCATGAACTACCCCGCTGGTCGTGTTGTTGGCCAGAATGTAGGGCTTCTGCAAGTCCACCGGCCCGGTCATCTTTTTCATGATCAGGCTGGCATCCTCACCAAAATGCTGCCGCACCCAGGCATTCCACTGATCGGCCAAGGCATTGAATTCAGGAATGTTCTGCTGATCATAGGCTATGGCCATCTTCCATGAGAGGCTTGTGCCGTCGATCATGGCCTGCTGCTCGGCTGTATATGCCTGGCATGTCGAAATAGCCAGGAAAAGGGCCATAAAAATAATAATAGTTTTCATAAATATTCCGCCGGTATATGCGACTTCATAAATTCTTTGAATTTTGCGGCTTGCTGGGCATCGATATATCTCCATCGGAGAGTATATTCGTGCTCGCCTGTATGGCACGCGTCGCAATCCATGCTGTCTGGGCGAACTCCCTCGATCACAGGCATTGTGAGATCCAATGAGGTTACTGCTAATTGATCTATCTCGGACAGGATCTGCTCCAAGATCACTCTAAGAGCTTCGCTATGCGCAGAATTCATCCAAATTCAACTCCTAATCGTTTTCTTAGATGTGCTTCTGCCCGATCGTATCGATCGAGCATATCTCGGATCGCAGCGGGCATCATTCCCATATCTGCCATGCCTACTATCGCGGCTGCTCTTTCTATCGATATTAGGGAATCTTTCGGGATGAGTTCTCGGATAGCCTCTTCGGTGATCGGAGCAGAATAGGACATCTCTGCCACAAACCGATTGAACTTTTCTGGATCTGCTTTCATTTAGCCCCCAAATCACATACATGACGCAGCATTTCGCTTTTGGTCCCAAGGCATCCGATCGATTCAACCCACCCTTTCATTTCTTCATGGACGCTGATCGTGCCGGCCACGAATGCTTGCATGATCTCCTCTCCAGAAAGGGTACGGGGCGATATACTCATCGCAGCCCCGCCGGTAGAACATAGCTCTTGCTAGCGACAGACAGATTCTCCCATCTCTGGCCGGTGTAGCCCACGGCATCCATCCAGCCGTTCAGGACTGCCACGCCCTGATTGTAGGCAGCCTCATAGGCCGGGTCCTGCTGGCCCGCGATCGCGGCATATCCGAGGGCGTAGCCGTCCTGGATGCCCTCCAGGTAGGCGACATCGGTTTCATTCATTGCGATGCACGGCGAGGCCAGAAAGGCCAACGCCACCAATATCAATAGCATAGATCTCATTTCTTTTCTTCCACCTTCGCCTTTTTCTGGCAATTCGGACAGGTAGCATACCGGAGCTGCCCTTTATAGTCCCACCCGTACCCACATGAACACTTGACAGGCTTGCCTTTTTGCTCTGGCATGATAAAGTAGTGGTGGAGGTGGGATATATATTTTCGCAGTGGACGTTTCTATTGGCTACGATCCAGCGAGTACATCTATCCAGCCAAAGAAATAATATTCAATTGCTATTATAATAGAAACGAGACCGAAACGGTATTAGACGGTAAACTAGGATAGACGGTAAACGGTTATTATCCTTCTCGGATTTATGTAAATTATTGGTATATTTTTCGACAATATTAACTAAGTGAGCTTATATCCTCAGGCTTACGCACCTGTCAGACCGTTGCCACATGTCACGATAGCCTATTGAGGGTGAATCCTGCAGCTCTTCCACACTCGCGGTTAGCCTGGTAGTCTGTCGGCCATCATGAGGCCTGTGGCCGCACTTCAAGGCAGGCCAAAGGGCTTCAGCTCTCCTCATGGCTCGAATGGTCTCCTTGCGGCTCACAGGCTCACCACCGGCACCTGAGAAGAGTATCCTGGCCTGTTGGGAGTCCAGGGCGATCTCCTTTCTTTTTGGATCATCCTGAGTTATGGTTCGGACATATTCGACAATCTGGACGGCGCGAGCCATGATCTTAGAACAGACTTGCACAACCTTTCCGCCTTCAGCCGGTCGGCTCTTCAGAGCATCGCGAATCTTGGTTAGAAATTGGCGGATGTAGGCATTGAGGAGCATCAGCTTTGTTGTGGGGGATCTCTCGGCCTTCAAGGTCCTGGCATGATCCTCTGTGAGCCTGGCAAGCTCTCTCCCTCGGAGAATGCCGCTATCCCGGACCAGTTCGGCAAGCTCGTTATGGGTGAGAAGCATCTCATTAAGAAGGGATTGCAGCTCCGAGGCGTGAATTTCAAGAATAGGATCATCATGCGGGACGTTGGCCTGCACCGCATAGGGTGCAAAGCTATTTATGCTAGCAGTAGCTATCTCTATCATACGCGTATTCTCCTGGGTATTTTCTCCTACCGGGAGCTGTCAGGGAGCGGGAACTCCCTGACCCAAATTCCTTTTCTGAAGCTTATTGCACCAGTTCTATATATTTCTTTTCTGCCGTGCACGTATTGTAATTTTATCGACTGTTGCTGCAGTCATCGGTATTCCCTCGGCCTGCATCTGCTCGGCCACGGCGTCCCGGCTCAGTCCTCCCTTCCGCTTGCCGCCTGCCCACAGCTCCATGACGCGGGCCGCGATCTCAGGATGATCTGCCTCATAGGGTCGCGGCCCGCCGTGCCAGGGTCGCGCGTCCGTTCGCGCCGGTTTTCTTTTCCGACTTTCGATATCTAGCGGAGCTTTTTCTTTCGGCGGCGCGGAGCCTCCGAGCTTCGCGAACGCTGCGACCTCAGCGGGCAGGGCGGCCCGTAGGACCTCCGAGGCCAAGGAATCTGCATCCCTCCCATCCCTCGCGGCCCACGCTCGGAGGGCTCGGAGGACATCAGCATCTATAGCTATACGTGGTTTTCGCGGCATGGAGGGCAGAGGGGCAAGAGGGCAGATAGATTTTGCGGCTATGTACCGAAAGCTATATATACTCATATGATATAGTATAGTATAGAATGCGTAGGTGAAAGAAGATGAATGGCGAATGGTTTGACTTGGACGACGAATGGATGCACGTGGAAGAAGAAGATACCCTTTCTGATGAGGAAATGGATAGATTGGCACAGAAAGAGTTCTTAGAGATTATGGATTCAGAAC